AGCCAAATACTAGAACTAAGGGTGGTTTAGACCGTTGGTTTAAGGAAAATTGGGTTGATGTAAAAACTGGTAAGCCTTGTGGCCGTCAGAAAGGAGAAAAGAGAGGTTATCCAGCTTGTAGACCAAGCAAACGTGTCTCAAGTAAGACACCTAAGACAGTAGGAGAGATGACAGCAAGTGAAAAAGCCAGATTTAAACGTGAAAAAACAGGCAGTAAAAAGATAACATATCAACATAGACGTAAAACCACTAGAAAAAAGAAAAAATGAGTAAATCTCACGCAATGGCAAGATGTCAAGGGTACATCGCAAGTGT